GTGGTGTCGCAAAAGGTTGCGGAGCCGTGATGGAAGATCGAAGAAAAGTAACTAAAAAAAATTAACATGGGTTTACGTAAATGGGTACAAGAAAATTGGGTAGATATTGCAAATCGTAAATCTGATGGATCTTATCCTAAATGTGGCAGAAGTGGTGGAGAGAAGAGAAAAAATTATCCAAAATGTGTACCTATTGCAAAAGCTAGAGCCATGAGCCGAGGTCAAAAAGCTAGTGCTGTAAAGCGAAAACAACAAGCAGGTAACACCGGACCACGGCCAAGCAATGTCAAGACAATCCTTAAAAAATCCAGTCGCTAAAAAGCTCGGTTCTAGACTATTTTACCCTAGAGTGGTAAAATCTAAAAAATTGTACAATCGTAAAACAAAGTTAAAAAATGGCATTTAAAAGAAAAAAATCAAAACCATTTCGCCAAGCACCCAAAGAATTAGTACAGGGCGATGAATTTGAAAAAGAAATTGATATAAATAAAGGAGTCCCTCTTTATCAGGATGTTCCTTTTGATACATATGTGGATGAATCAATGCCAATTATCCAGAGAGAAAATTATATTGATTACATGCCAAGGGCAATAACAATGCCACCAGGTTTTGGACAACCAGTGGGAATTAAAGAAGGGGGTGGAGTTAAAACAAATCAAGAAAAGTCAGCGATGGATGTTATTAAGGAAAATACCACAAAAGACGCTGCTAAGATATTCACTGATGAAAAGATTAAGAACAGAAATGAAAAGAATTTTAAAAAAACTGGGCAATATTTCTTTAAACTAAGAGGTGGTGGTATTGCGATTAAAGGAACAAAATTTAGAGGGGTATTTTAATGGCTACATCAGGAACAACTAGTTTCAATCTATCCATAGAAGAAATGATCGAAGAGGCTTATCAACGATGTGGTCTTGCTGTTAATTCTGGTTATGATTTAAAAAGAGCAAGAGTTCTTTGTAATTTAATATTTTCAGAATGGGGCAATAGAGGAGTTCATCTTTGGAAAGTTGAATTAAAAGTGCAAGCTTTGAGCACTGGAGTTGCTACTTATAGTGTCGCTTCTTCAGTTAGTGATGTTTTAGAAGCTTATATTTCATCAACTTCAGGAACAACAACGAGTACTCAAGATGTGTCTTTGTCAAAGATTGATAGATCAACTTACGCATCATTGCCTAATAAAGGTCAATCTGGAACACCTTCTCAATATTATGTAGATAGACAATTAACGCCTACAATTACCTTATATCAAGCACCTGATTTAAATACTTATACACATTTGAAATATTACGCTCTTGAAAGAATAGAAGATGCCGGAACTTATACTAATAATCCTGATATACCTTTTAGATTTTTACCATGTTTAGTATCTGGTCTTGCTTTTTATATATCACAATCAAAAGCACCACAAAGAACCGAACAATTAAAAATGTATTACGAGGATGAATTACAGAGAGCTTTAGTCGAGGATTCTCAAAGCGCATCTGTATTTATTTCTCCTGCAAACTATTATCCATCGGGGTCATTCTAATGGGCAGATTCGCATCAGGTAAAAGATCAATGATGAAATCTGACCGATCAGGTCAGTCTTTTCCATATCAAGAAATGATTAGAGAATGGCAAGGATCAATGGTGCATATTTCAGAATATGAACCTAAACATCCACAATTAGATCCAAAAGTTTACGGAGCTGATCCTGAAGCATTATTAAATAGTAGAAACCAAGATTTTCAAACACCTAAATTGGGAAGAGGCGCAGAACCTACAACAGTTGTGCCACCGAACACTGGTTTATTCGCAGATTCTGGTGGAGCTGGAATGGCCACAGCATTATTAGATTTACCAGGTGATTTTGCATTTTTAACAAGAGGAATGATTCCATTAAACCCTGATCAACAAGCTAATGGCAGAATAGCTTTAATAGCCGTTGGTTCAATAACTGTGAGTATAACATAATGTCTATAACTTACGCAAATTTTGTAACTCAAGTAAGAGATTATACCGAAGTGGATAGTAATGTCTTAACAGCAACTATTATTGATGGGTTTATTAGAAATACCGAATTAGATGTGGCTGGAAAAGTTGATTATGATGATTTAAGAAAATATGCCGATTCAGTATTTACTGCAAATAATAAATATTTATTGATTCCTTCAGATTTATTAGTTCCTAGAGCTTTGTTCGTAGCTACGACTGGAACATTAGCATCTGGTACAGTTGAATATATGGAAAGAAGAGATCAAACTTTTATGAGAGAGTTTAATTCATCAAATGCTAAAGGAGTACCTAAATTTTACGGAAACTTTGATGATTTTACTTTAATTGTAGCTCCAACACCCGATCAAGCTTATCCTGTGCAATTAGAATATATAAAAGAACCACCTAATTTTAATGCAACAACTAGTACGTATTTGTCAACCTATGCAGAAAATATATTATTATACGGTGTATTATCAGAGGCGTTTTCTTTTTTAAAAGGACCTATGGATATGTACAATTTATACAAAGGGAAGTATGATATAGAAGTTCAAAACTTTGCTCTTCAACAAATGGGTAGAAGACGAAGAGGTGAATACGACGGTGGAGTGCCGAGAATAAAAATTGATTCTCCATCACCATAATTTAAGGAGATAAAAATGGCTATAACAACAAACGCAATTTGTAATTCGTTCAAAGGACAAATCCTTAGAGCGATACACAATTTCACAATTTCGACAGGAAACACATTTAAGTTAGCAATGTATACAACAGCTGCAACTTTAGGTGCATCAACAACATCTTTTACAACTGGATCACAAGTATCATCAGCAGGATATACTTCAGGTGGAAAAGCACTAGTTAATTCTGGTGTTAAAGTATCTGGTGCTATTGCAATTACAAACTTTAGTAACGTTTCTTTTACTGGTGTAACATTGTCTGCACGAGGTGCATTAATTTATAACACATCAGCTACAAATAAAGCTGCAGTATGTGTATTAGACTTTGGTGGAACTAAAACAGCAACTGCAGGAACTTTCACAGTTCAGTTCCCAGCATTTACAACAGCGGCAGCAATTATTAGAATTGGTAACGCATAAATTTTAAGGAGGGCCAAGTGGCAGATATTATATTTTACATATCACCACTTGGTGCTCATACCATGTTAGGAAAATAACATGGCTGACGAAACAGTAGTTCTTTCATCCCCTGGTTTAATTGCTTGGAACAGTGGACAATTTGGCGACGATTCTTATGGTGGTCAAGAATTATCCATAGGTTTATTACAAGGTACAACAACCACAACAGCTGACGCAAATGTATCTGTTACAGGAACAGGATTAAATATAACTGTTAACTCTGTAATCATAGATATAGCAGCAGAAATTGCATTCACCGGTTCAAGAATAAATTTAACTGTTGGTTCTGCAATTGCTTCTATTCCAGAAACAGTTACCATAACTGGTTCACAAATTAATTTAACACCTGGTGCATTTACCACAGACATTCAATCTGATGCTGGTTGGGGTAATAATGCTTGGGGAATTGTTCCTTGGGGTGAAGAAAATGATGTCGCAGCTGCAGTTACAGGCACACAGATTAACACAGCAATTGGTATTGAAAGCGTTACTGCCGATGCGAATGTTTCTATTACTGGTTCAAGAATAAATTTAAGTGTAGGTAGTGTTGATATAGCAGCTGATGGTAATATTTCTGTAACTGTTGCAGAACATAGACTTAATATCACAAGTGGAAATGAAAGCACAACTGCAGACGCTAATGTATCAGTTACAGGAACGCAGATTAATTTTACAATTGGATCAATTACTGCTGGTTTATTAATAGAAGTGCCAGTCACAGGTTCTCAAATTAATGTTTTAATAGGTAATGAAACTACTTCTGCAGATGCAAGTGTAACTGTCACAGGATCTAGGATAAATTTAACACCTGGTGAAGTAACTTATGCTGCTGGCTATGATGTTACAGGATCAAGGATAAATACCCTTATAAATTCAGTAACTGTTACGGGTAGTGCTGTTGTAAATTTAACTGGTATTCGCTTGAATACTTCAATAGGATCTGTTAATGTGACAGCATGGGCAGAAGTACAAACAGGAGCTAATAATACCTGGACTCCGGTTGACTTAGCTGCATAAATTTATTGATTTAATTAATTAGGAGCAAATAATGGCATCAAGTTTTTCAACAGATCTCAAACTTGAATTAATGGTAACTGGTGAGAACGCAGGTACTTGGGGTGATAAAACAAATACAAATTTAAACTTAATTCAGCAAGCGATTGCTGGGGTACAATCAATAGATGTTGCAGCTTCCGATGTTACATTGGTTATGTCTAATGCAACATTATCAAACGCAAGAAATAATGTTTTAAATTTGACTGGATCATTAGCAGGGGCAAGACAGGTATTAATACCAGATGGAATAGAAAAAGTTTATATTATAAAAGATTCTACAACAAGAAATGGATTTTCATTAACAATTAAAACTGTTTCTGGAACAGGTTTTGTTTTTGAAAATACAGGTTCTCTAGTTGCTTGTTTTTCAGATGGTACAAACGTAACAGAAATTTCATTAAATAGTTTATCTGGTCAAATATCTTCTGATCAAATTGAAGCTCTTGCAGTAACATCCGGTAAATTATCTTCATTTGCAGTAACATCAGCTAGAGTTGCCTCTTTTGCAGTTACTAGTGCTAAATTAGCAACAAACGCAGTTACAGCAATTAAAATTACACAATCAACTATTACACAATCTAAATTAGCAGCTAACTCTGTAGGAGCAAACCAATTAATCGCAACTGCAGTAACACCTGCGTCTTACACAGCGGTTAATGTTACCGTTGACGCTGATGGAAGAGTTACGGCGGCTTCATCCGGTTCAGCTGGGGCAGGAATGGAAATACCTACATTATATGCTACTGGACCCTCAAGTGGAACATTTACTATTGCACCTAATACAACTGAAATTTTAGCCTACTCTTATGGAGGAGGACCATCGGGTGGTTTTGGAGCTTATAAGATAAATGTTGCAGCGCCTTATTCTCAGCCATATTCTGTAGGAGGACCTGGATCTGATACAAGATTAGGACCAGCACCAGCACCTGTTTTTACAACAACTGGAGGACCTGCAGGAACAGCACCGGGAGCTACTTTTACTTATTCAGTAAGAAGTTTTGTTGTAGGAGCTGATTTTGGTAGTAGTCCAGGTGAAGGTGCATTAATAATATTTGAAAATTCAGGGACTTAGGAGCGACTTGATTTTTTTCAATTAAAATGATAAATTTAAAATAGGAGCATAAATGGCATCAACTTTTTCTACAGATCTTAAAATCGAATTAATGGTAACCGGCGAAAATGCTGGTACATGGGGTGATAAAACAAACACAAATTTAAATTTAGTACAACAAGCAATTGCTGGTTTTCAATCTATATCTATAGCAGGTGGGGCTCAAACTACAGCTCTTACAATGGACAATGCTGCATTATCTAATGCAAGAAATGCTGTTGTGAAATTAACAGGAACAATTACAGGAAATCAAATCGTAACAGTTCCAACAGGTATTGAAAAAACTTATATCGTTCAAAACGGAACAACAGGTGCATTTACAGTAGAATTTAAACAAGCAGGGGGAACAGGAACAACTTTTTCAGCAACAGATAAAAGTATTAAAATAGTTTTTGCAGACGGAACAAATATAAACACAGTTGATTTAGATACATTATCAGGAACAATTGCTACAGCTCAATTAGAAAATCTTGCAGTGACATCTGGTAAACTTGCATCATTTGCAGTGACTTCAGCAAGACTTGCCTCATTTGCTGTTACAACAGCAAGACTTGATACAAATGCTGTTACAGCTGTTAAAATTACACAATCTACAATTACACAATCAAAACTTGCAGCTAACTCTGTGGGATCAAATCAATTAATTTCAACCGGTGTTACTGCTGCATCTTACACAGCAGCTTCAATCACAGTTGATGCTGATGGTCGTATTACTGCTGCATCTTCTGGATCAGGTGGAGCTGGAATGGGAATACCTACTTTGTATTCTGTAGGACCTGCATCAGGAACATTTACAGCCTCACCAACAGCGAATAGACTTGCAATTTACATGCTTGCTGGCGGTGGTGGAGGCTCGGGTGGTTCATATGGCGGTTCAGGCGGTTCAGGCGGTGCAGGAGGTTTTGGATTTTATAATAAACCTATTGTAGCACCTTTTTCTCAACCTTATGCTACTGGAGGCGGAGGTCCTGGTGGCCGTGGTGCTGTTTATTCGAGTGCCGCAGGAGGTACTGGAGGCAATACTACAATAGCAAATGTAGGAACAGTAAATGGAGGTAATGGAGGCAATGGTGCTGGATTTCTAAATCCTGGAGGTAGTGGAAATCCTGGGACTCAACCAGCTGCAGATCTTACATATCCAGTTAGAGGTTTTGTTGTAGGTAGTAATTCTATTGGTCTTGGTGGAAACGGTGGTGGTCCTGTAGCTTCTAATCAAGGTGGTCAGCCTGGTGGTGTTGGTGCTGCTGGTACATTAGTGGTATTTGAGAACATAGGAACTTAAAATGGCATATTTTATTTTTTTAAAAAATTTAGATAATATTAATGCAACACTTTATAAAATTGCAGAAAACCAAAGTGATTTAAATAATTTAAATATTATTAATTCTAGTTATGAAATAATTGAAGATTCTCAATATACTTTTGATCAAATTAAATTTGGAAGTAAGATTCCAGTTAGTTACAATAACAATATTATTACATACCTTGATGCACCTTTATTTAAAGATAATGAATCGTTTTTATATACTGAAAAAAAAATTTTACAAAATTACATAGATAATTTGAAACAAGAAATAAAACAATTTACAGTTAATAATCCCAATCATCCATTATTCAGTCGTTGGAATGACTATTATAATCAATTAAATAATTTAAATTTAGATAGTATTACATATCCATTAAACAAATCATTAGAACAATATTTTAATGATTTAGGACAACCCTCATATAATATTTTACAACTTCCTTAAAAAATGCTATTAATTTGGCATGTTTGATAAAGAAATAGAGTTTAGTGCTCATGAAGATTATTTTTCTTTAAAAGAAGATTATCCAATACCCGCGAAATTAAACATACCAGAATGGTATAAAAAATTAGAACATACTACTTTGAATATAACAATTAAAGGATGTATGCCTTTTTTAGATACACTTACATCTGGATATTTATTAAAAATGCCTCAAGATTTTTATGTAAGGCATAACGTAAATAATAAAAACGAAAAAGGAGAAGAATTTAAAGACAGTTTTCAAACTTTTGGATTGCATGATATGTCAAAATTTTTACATTCAAAATTAGTAAATTTAAATTCTGCAATAGATAATCATTCTTCAAAACAAGTTGCAGGTTCTCCTTTTAATGAAAAAAATAAAAATTTGCCTTTTTATAAAATTTTAAACCCTTGGAAAATAAAAACACCTAAAGGATATTCTTGTTTATTTGTACCTCCTTTAAATAATTCTGATGATAGATTTTCAATTATTCCTGGAATTGTAGATACCGACACTTTTCCAAATGAAATAAATTTTCCAATTATTATAAATGGAGATAAATACCCAGTTTTAGAAACAACAATTAAAAAAGGTACTCCCTATGCTCAACTAATACCATTTAAAAGAGATTCTTGGAAAATGACATTTAAACCAAGGAAACAAAAAGAAATACAAAATTCTAGAATTTTTTATGGATTAAAAATATTAAATACATATAAAGATAAATACTGGGATAAAAAATCATGGAAATAAAAAATTTTATAAAAATTTATGATCAAGTACTTCCTTGGAATGCTTTATCCAATTTAATTCGTTTTGCTAATGTTTCTAATTTTAACGAAGCAAAAATTGGAGGTGGAGATGAAAATAAAACAGATTTTAATATAAGAAGAACATACACTCTGCCTTTATCAAATTTAAATAATTCTATTTCAAATGTTCACTGGTTTAATTTATTACATAGTTATTTTAATAAAAATTTAAAACAATATAAATTTGATGCTAATATTTTAGATTATGAATATAGAAACATTTTTGATATTGAAATTTTAAAATATGAAAACACTGGTTTTTATACTTGGCATGTTGACCATTTTGCAACAATTCCAAGAACAATGAGTTGTATATTACTATTAAATAATGATTATGAAGGTGGAAATCTTTGTTTTAGAAATCCAGATGGAAATGGTGAATGGGAAGTTGAGGTTAAACCAAATAGAATGATAATTTGGCCAAGTAATTTTTTATATCCTCATACGGTTAAACCAGTAACGAAAGGAAAAAGGTATTCAGTAGTAGCATGGGCATTGTAAAGATATGAATTTAAAAATAATAGATGATTTTTATTCCCCTGAAAATTTTGAGTACATGATGACTTCTGCAATGTTAAGCCCGTATATTTCGACTTGGCAACCTTACAATCTGTCTTCTTTAAGTAGGGCAAATAGTTATGTGTGTCATGAAACTAAATCTTTTACAAACAGTGATAAAGGTTTAAAATTATTTATCGATACTTTTCAAGAAAAAACGGGAATTATCGTTGAGGAATTTCACACTTTTTTTAGAAAAATTTATTCTAAGGAATTAAAAAATATTTTTAAATACGGTACAGTTCCACATCAGGATGATGAAAAATATAATATTGCAGGGGTTATACATTATAATTCAAGTGGGTTAGATGATGGTACAGGTTTATATTCTACGAATGTACAACAAGTTTTTCGTCAAATTGAACCGGATGTATTAATTGGAGCAAGACCTAACAGATGTGTTTTTTATGATTCTCAAATATGGCATAGACCCCTACAAGACGAAAATAATGAAATGAGGATTATACAACCATTTTTTTTAAAAACAAAATAATATGGAAACAATCAAAAACTTTAAATATAAATTAATTAAAAACTTTTTAACAAAAGAAGAGGTTAAATTATTAACTGATTATTGTAGAATTAAACATAGATTAAATTTTAATTCATTCGATTTTGTACAAAATAATAATGGAGATACACATTTCTATGGAGATCCTTTAATGGAATCTTTAATGGTTAATAAATTAGATATTATGCAAAAAGAAACTGGATTAGAATTATTATGTACTTATGCTTTTTGGAGAATGTATACAATTAATGCTGATTTAAAAAAACACAAAGACAGACCTTCATGTGAAGTAAGTGTGACTGTTATGATTGGATCGGATGGAGCTCCTTGGCCAATTTATATGGATGGGACGGAAATAAATTTGGAGCCAGGAGATGCTGCCATATATTTAGGTTGTGAAATAGAACACTGGAGAGAAGAGTTTAAAGGAGATTGGCATGCACAAACTTTTTTACATTATGTAGATAAAAACGGACCTAACAAAGAATGGTTCAAAGATAAAAGATTATTATATGGAATGCAAAAATGAAATTTAAACAATACGATAACGGATCTTGTGATATAGAATTTTCTAAAGAAGAAATAGAGACAATAAACAAAAAAGAACATCTTCATTTAAGCGATGAAGCCTTAAAACATTTTGGAAATCATCTTATGCACATAGTGGTTCAGTGGCAAAATAAATTTGATGATAAATTAAATAATATTAAAACTCAAAAAGATACAGAAGTAATTCCAGATTTTAAAAAATGAATATTTTAAATATTGGGGAACCTATTTTGTTAGATGATGTATTTCCTCCATCAGAAAATATTCAAATATTAAAACATTTAAGCACTAGAGATTTTAAAATTCAACATGAAGATAACAAAGAAGAAAGTAAATTTAAATGTGCGTTTGTAAATAATGTTCGACATGTTGGTTTTGCTTTACTTACTAAAGATGTATCAGTTTCAAATTTAAATACAGATCCATTCGATCCTTTGTTTTTATGGGCTAGATCAATAACTTCTATTATTACTTGGAGATTAAAAATAGAATCATTTAAAAATATTTATAGAATTCATTGGAATTATTATTATGGTGATCAAGAAGGAATTGGTCATATAGATAAACCTGAAAATAATTTTATATCAATTCTTTATAATCTTCATACTACAGATGGAGGAACTGAAATATTGAATAAATTTTATCCTGATAAAATTGGACAAGCAAAAATATTCAAAAGTAATTGGAATCATAAAGGAATATGCGTTAAAAAAGACAAGGCAAGAGCATCTTTAAATATTATTTTAGAGTATTGAACTTCTTATAGATTATTCAAGTATTTAAACTCATTGATATATAAGGTATAATGATACATGCCTTTAAAAAAAATACCAGTAGCCCCAGGCTTTGATAAACAAGATACAGCATCCCAAGCAGAAGGTCGCTGGATAGATGGAGATAATGTACGTTTTCGTTATGGGAGCCCTGAAAAAATAGGGGGTTGGGAGCAGTTATTATCAAGTACACTAGTAGGAGCTGCAAGAAATCAATGGATATGGGCAGATCTTAAAGGTAATCGTTATTCAGCGATAGGCACTAATAAAGTATTAGTTATTTATTTTGAAGGTGCATTTTACGATATTACACCTGTTGATACTGTTCTAACAAGTTGTACATTTAATACTTTAAACGGCTCTACATCGTTAACTGTTAATAAAGCAGGACATGGTTTAACTGTTGGAAGAATTGTTAAATTCACTTCAGTAACACCACCCACAGGGACAACTGCAGGAAACTTTACAAATTTATTTGAGGTTATAACAACACCTTCATCAAGCACTTTTACAGTCACTTTACCAACAGCAGCATCTTCAACAAATAATGCTTCCGGTTCTGCCTCTTGCACACCTTATTATGATTTTGGTCCATTTGGTCAAACTTATGGATATGGTTATGGTACATTTAACTGGGGTGGATTTAGTTCAACAGTTACTCAAAATCAATTGAATGGAGCAATCAATAATTCTGTTACAACTATTACAGTTGATTCAACTACAGGATTCCCTGCAACGGGAACTATTCTAATAGACTCAGAATTAATTACGTATGCTAGTTTAAGTGGAACACAATTCTTAACTTGCGGTAGAGGAGCCGAAGGCACAGCTGCAGCCTCTCACGCAGATAATGCAATTGTTTATGATGCAGCTACTTATGTCGGTTGGGGTGAAGCGTCTTCAGTTCAAACATCGATTAGGTTAGATCCAGCAAACTGGTCATTAGATAACTTTGGTCAAATATTAGTAGCAACTATGCACAATGGTCCTACATTTACTTGGGATCCAGATTCAGGACTAACTACAAGAGCAGTAATCAATGCTTCAATGCCTCAAAAATCTGTTATGACTATAGTATCAGACAGAGATCGTCATCTTGTTCATCTAGGTACTACAACGACTGTAGGTGGAGCAGTTCAAGATAAAATGTTAATTAGATTTTCAGATCAAGAAGATTTTAACACTTATGCTCCAACATCAACAAATACAGCGGGTACATTCAGATTAGACGCTGGTACTAAAATAGTAGGAGCTGTTAGAGCAAAAGATTATATTCTTATTCTTACAGATGATGCTGCTTATTCAATGCAATTTGTAGGTCCTCCTTTTACTTTTAGTATTAGAAAGGTTGGGTCTAATTGTGGTTGTCTAGGTCAGCACGCAATGATCTATGCAAATGGATTAGTGTTTTGGATGGGTGATTCTGGAGGATTCTTCGCATTTGACGGTACGGTTTTAACAGTTCCTAGTTTAGTCGAAGATTTTGTATTTACAACAAACGGCGATAACTTAGGTATAAATTATGATCAAGATGAAACAGTTTTTGCAGGTCATAATAGTTTATTTCAAGAAATAACATGGTTCTATACTAAAGCTAATTCAACAACATTAGATAGAATGGTCACTTATAATTATGGTGATAAAGTTTGGACAACAGGGTCACTTGCTAGAACAACTTGGGCAGATGCTTCTGTTTATGACAAACCTTACGCCACAGAGTACGACGCAGCAATCACACCAACATTTCCTATTGTCAACGGAGTAAGTTTAGGAGCTTCTACATTCTATGAACATGAAACGGGTGTAAATGAATTAAGTTCTGCAGGTGTTGCAACAGCCATACCAGCATTTATTAGATCAGGTGATTTTGATTTAGACTTAGATGGAGACGGGGAATACTTCTTAAAGGTAAATAGATTCATACCTGACTTTAAAAACCTTGAAGGGAATTGTAAAATAACTTTGTTTTTAAGAAATTATCCAGCGGACACTACAACTGCAAAAGGTCAAACAACAATTGGCCCATTCACTGTTAATTCAGATACGGATAAAGTCGATACGCGCGGGCGCGCGAGATTAGCAAGTATAAAAATAGAAAACGATGGTTTAAATGAAAACTGGAGATATGGAATATTTAGAGTAGACATACAGCCAGACGGGAGAAGATAATGGCTAAAATAGATTTTTACATACCAGAGCCGGCACCGCAATATTCAACTGATAATCAAAGACAAATAATACAAGCATTAGATACTTTAAAATCACAGTTAAATACTTCTTATAGTGAAGAGGTATTAGAAGATTTTCAAACCTTTGCTTGGTTTTTAATAGGAACAGGAAGAAAAATTAATGTAGTACCTGTTAATAATTTTACAGCATCAATTACAGGAATGCAACTTGCACTAGCTGTTGCATCTGTTACAGTAGTAACCACATGACTATAGTTTACAAAGTAAAAGGATATAACTTAACAACTTCAACACTTACAACAGTGTTAACAATTGATGCCTCATCAAGAGCAATAGTTAAAGAAATAACTATTGCAAACGATACTAATTTAACAAGTGAAATTGATTATTTTATTTATGATAGTTCTGAAGCTACAGCTTATAAATTTTACCATACTGCAGTATCCGGAGACTTTACAGACAATGCAGTTAATAATACATTAATTTTAGAAGAAGGAGATAGCCTTAAATTTCAAGCAGATACTGCTAACGCTATTTCTGGACAAATATCTTATGCTCTGATAAATAGATCTCAACAAAATGGCTAGAAAAGTACAATCAGGTCATGGGACCTTTATTAAGCATACTAACAAAAAGAGACCAGGAAGGCATAGTAAAAGACCAAACAAAAGAAATAGAAAAAAACCATACAACGGACAAGGGAGAAAACAATGAGTGATGAAATAGTACTGACGGATCAACACATAAAGAATATAGGATTATAGATGGTAAAGAAGTACCAGTTATAAAATGTCCTACAAAAATTACTTACAGAAATAAAGTAACTGGCGAGGTTTATGAATCGGCTGCTGAAGCAAATGCTGATGTAGCAAATCCAAGTACACCAACAAAACAAGAAGATATTGCACAAGACGTTGCGATAACTGTTGCACATTTATCATTATTTGGTAAGACTAAGTAATGGAACCAAGAGGTGGCACCGAACTTCAATTTGAGTTTTTAAGAAAATACGTTGATAAAAAACTATTAGATCAAGTACAAATCTGTACTTCTGTTCCTGGTAAAGTGCCTCTTCACGATACAAAATTAAATATTCTTTGGCAAAAGGATTCATACGATCAACCAAATTTAGCGCCTTGGTTCAAAGACAAATCTAATCATAATAAATATGATTGGTATGTATTTAAT